CTGATTGCGTTATCCTAACATTGTTACCTACGCCGTCTACGTAATACAGGTCAACACCTGACTCATAGATGGTGTTATTGGCTGGAGCGCTGCTTTGCGCGGTAAAAGTTACACCAGCTGTGTTAATTAGGAAATTACCTTGCATAGTTAAAGCAGTATTAATATTAAGTCCAGCAGGAGTGATTTGGACACCGCTGCCTGGCTGATGCGTATGCTGATCTATGATAGCCATACATGAGTTAACGTCTAGCGCATACTGAGGACCAGCTTCGTTGCCAACGCTTGGTACTGGAAGCGACATATTTGGACTAAGAGTAAATGCCATTAGAAGACCCACAGACTAACGGTAGTTGCAGCCGTTGAGTTAAGAGATAGTGTAAGTTGCGGCATTTGGTTTGTTGCTTGATTATCTGACAAGTTAGCAGGTGACGTTTGTCCTACTGGAAACCATCCTATTAGCTTACGACCAAGCTTATGATTAACTATAGTCGTACCATTAATTAAAACTATATTTTGTAGCAGTTGGCCTTTTAATATAGGATTAGCTAACACTGGGTCTATTTGCTGAGCCCATTGAGTTTCTAATAATGCTAAAGGTAACTTCTGAGGTAGCGCCATTAAAACCCGCCAATGCTCCCATTCCATCCGAATCCAGATTGTCCGCCGTACCCACTACCATTGTTAGCTCTAGAGTCACTAATCTTATCAGGTAAGCCTGCATCTCTATTAGTTGCAGTCTCTTCAATTCGTTTCTGCAGTGCGGCTAGCTGCAATACTAGATTAGTAGTATCACTTTCTTCTTTAGTTAATGCGTAATAAGCTGCTTTCACAATAACATATTCAATCCAACCGCTTATACCAGTTATCGTGGTATCTGTATCTTGGAGCAACTCTTGCATTCTGGGGATGTACCAGAGTCTAATTGCTTGCCCTGCCGATGGTGTGGGGATGAACTCAATTTGATTATTGCCAAGTAGTCTGTACTGGAGATTAAAGACACCATAGATGGTGCTAGAAGTATTCGGATATACAAATCTATTGCGATCCACAAAGTTAAACTTATTAATTGTAACATAAGCATTTGTAGCGTTCTGGAGTGCGAGATCAACTCCAAGAAGCTTATAGAATGGAGGAGGTGTAAATGTAACATTCTGGTTAATACCGCTGTTGTAAGTGTTAAAGCCGGTAGGAAGTGGGAATAGGAATGTAGTACCATCAGCTGTAAACTGAATAGGTGGAGCTACGTATAAATCTTCGTATACTGTAATGAGTAAGTCATACAGTTCAAACATGGACTGGTTAATATACTGGTTCCACTCAGGCAGTGTTACGAAATTAGAATTAACTCTATCTGCACGTTGCATAGCTGCTAGGCGAATCTGTCCTAGGCATTTCTCACCTGTAGGTGTAGGTACTACACTTTGTGGTAGTGTATAGGGGCTAGGTGTGCCGTTAGATGCGCTTACCTGGTACCAGTATTGCGTACCTAGAGTTACAGCTGTATCCAAATAAGACGTGGCTAATGGACTTCCACTTACAGTAGCTATTGTGCTATAAGTGACGTTATCAAGACTGCGCTGGACAATATAAGAAGTAGCTCCTGGACTTAATGCCCAGGAAGCTAGATTTTGTCCGTTTGCTGTTTGGACGTAAAAGTTTTGCGGAGTACCTGGGAATGACATCTAACTATCTCAATCTAATTAAGGGGTTAGATTATTGACCCTGTACTTTAACGCTTGAGTTACTAAGCAAGAAAGTCAAACTAATAACTGAGTTATTAGCTGGAGCAGTAAGTGCTGCGTTTTTCATGCATTGGAGAATAAGAGAAGCGCCATAGCCTTGGTTAGCGTTAGGATTTGGTGCAATCATCGTATTAGGATCGCCTACAGTCTCAATGTTAGTAATATTTGAACCAGCTGAAGCAGGAGCTTGTACCATACCGCTTCCAGAGCCAGAGCCAGCTACTTTAGCGATAAATGCTACGCCTACAGCTGGAGCAATACCAGCTGGTACGCCAAGTGCAATCCAGTCAGCAGCAGTTGAAGTACCTAATGATACGATTACATAAGGGTTGCCAGCAGTTAAGGCAGAAGCATTTACAGCTAAGCTTGAGCCACTAAGTGGAGTTACGATTGTGTTAAATCCAGCAAGTGAGCGGTTAAAGTTATCTTGGAACTGAACTACTATAATACCTGATTCAGGGTTTGGGTTACCAACAGCAGGAGTAGCACTAGTGTGCATATAAACATTTGAAATCATTGGACCTTTAAGTGAGCGAATGCCCAGTCCGTTACCGTTAGTACTATCAACAATGAAATTACAGGAAACAAGCACTGGGCCTGATTCCATCATCATTATTTTTCCGCCATTGGAGAAGTTACGATTTGCCATAGAAGATCCTCTTTTTTTATACCGCTATTATGACTAGAGGCGTACAGAACGCTTAGTCTCACCACTGATTCGCGGCTCTCAATGGGAAAGGTTGGAGGATGTCTCTAAGCCTTAACCATGGCTGGGTGTCAATATAATTTGATGTTTATGTGTATACTTTGTGCATACAATTGTATGCTTATATGTAACAATATTAGATATTTACGCGTTTGCGTGATCTGAAGTCCACTCTAATGATGTCTGCGTCTAGCTTTGGAATGTCTTTACCTTGATTGCAAGCTTTAATTACCATCTTGTAGTGCTCTATACATGCGAATACAGTGGCAAAAGGGCCATAACCTTGAGGAGAGCCTGCATCTCGCCAGAAGTAGCCTCTAAACGGTGCTCCAGCATATATTTCTTCTGTAGTTTGCATGGTAAACACCTCTAGAGATCCTAGAGGCTGCATGGTGAATATTACTGTAGGTACTTTACCTTGTAACATGTCCAATTTGACGTTATCCCTATTAACTGTAGGTTTATACTTAGCTTTTAACGCTAATATCAAAGTCAAAAGAAGATTTTTTAGTATTTGCATATAAGTCTATGCCATCTCTATTGTCATTGACCCTACTAAGTGTCTGGATGTTAATCTCATATCGGAAGCCAAATGTATCTCTTACAATAGCTCGCATACCATCTGCTGAGTAGCTTGCGTGTTCTGTAACGCAGCCCTCTTTAGAGGAGAGATAAGCTACTACTTTGGTCATGATCCAGCCGTTAAAGCTAGTTACAGGATTTTTCATTTTACACCTGCATAGTCGTGGCAGTCATGTGCAATACGGTTAGCAATCGCATCTGCTTTAGCAATCGCATCTGCTTGCTTTTCGCTTTCTAATGATAGCTTAGGGCCTGGCGAATTCACAATGGCAGTAATAGCAATATGCGCTCCTTCCATGCAAGCAGATTCAAGCTTCATATGCGAAGTGCATCCACTAAGAATCAAAAATGATAAAATTAAATATTTCATAAATCTCTCCTATTCGTTAATATTACTAAAACTATTTCTTTTTGTCAAGCGGCACAACTTCATAAGTCCAACATGTATTAAAACTAGATATATACTTCTTAATATACTCTAAAGCTTCGTGCTCAGTGCTAAGAGTAATATCTCGTTGTAATACATGGCCTTTAGCTGACTGCACTAGCCAGCTAGTCTGATGCATCTGAATCATGCTTACCGTTGGCTTAGGCTTATTGCTCATAACTTAATCTTACTTTTTACAAAAGCAAATAGCTTAGGACCTAAAGCTTTTTTAAATGCTTTAACTTCTGCCTCAGTGCCTGTTATTTGGTCTTCTTTAATAAGATCTGCCACATAATAAGATACTATTCTAGGCAAAGAGTCAGGATATTTTCTTAAATAAGACTCATCTCTGGACAATAGCTTCTCTAATCTAATCGGCTGCAACAAGTAATCTACATCAACTTCATTTTGAAGTTTTCTTATTTTTTCTTTTTGCCCCTCGCCTTTCTTCCAAGCTGTCTCTTCTGGCTCAAATACATGTTTATATCTTGCGCCTCCTACTGATATAACAGCTCCTTCTGGTCGCATAAATCCTGGTACTAACACTGATCCTTTTAACTTCAGGTCTTCTATAGCTGCATTAATCTTTACAGAGTCCAGGCTTCCTCTATACAATAATGGTACTACGCACACATCCGCAGGCAACGGACGCTCAGCCGGATATTTCCAAAAGTCAAAAAGAACTAAGGTCTTCCGTGGCAATCCTTCTCCAGAATTAATACCTGGGCCAGCCCATTCGCCGAAGTGATGCCCGGGGCCTAAACAAGCTAAAAGAGCTTCTTTATTCTCTTCAACAAACTTAGCAAAGCCATAATTATCGTTTTCTATCGATAACCATCTAGTTCGAGATCCTGCGTATACTTGTCCGTCGTCTGTAATATACACTTGGGCATTAGTACCATGTATTTTCTGAGTTACATTAACTTCCAATTTTCCTATTCTCTTAATATCAGAGAATGGTTTAAACTCTGGTAAACTCACATTCCCTCCAATTCTTGAAGCTTAACGTCAAATAAGTGCATTGCGTTGCCTAGATCCTTAATAGGATCACTCTTGCCTGACATATGCTCGCTTACGTAACATACTTCATAATAGCCGTCTGGTCGTTCAAACAGCTCAATTTCATACCGCCTGCTATTAATAGACTTAACGATTCTGTACTCACCTGAGTTCATAAAACCTCCTTAAGGTCTGTTAACATATCCATTTAACTCACCGTCATCTGGCTCTACGTTTAAATACTCTATAGCTCCAGACTCTTCTACAGCACCAGCTGCATACGCATATACGGCCACTGTATAGTCTTCAGTGTAAGTAAACGTATAAAACAGCTCATCCGATAGCACAAAGTGATGTTCGTCTGTACTAATATTAGTACCATGATCGCTAGTTCTAGTTACAAACCTACCAGTACTATCAGTAATCTCTATGTACCACGCAATCATAACATAGCCGTCAGTGTTATTAGTAACCTCTGCATCGAAGTAAGCATCGATAAAGTCACCAGCTTGAGCACCATTGATTAACTGCGAGTACAACACAAACGTAGGGCCTATAACTAATGGAGCTGGTAAGCATTGTACTAACTCTGAGCCTATACCTGTGGCAAAAGCGTTATTGCCTGCTACTACTGTAATAGGTACAGGTGCTGCAGCCGGTGCTATTACTGGATCTGTACACTCCTGCCCAGACTTAAACTGAGTGTCTATGCAGCTTGTAAGTAATAACATGCATATAGTGACTAATTTTGTCATTGTCCACATATTAAGGCTACAAGCCCTACTCCACATAGTACTGCATTCCCTCTAAGTGATACATAGTTAATGCAGTAGATGAATTTACCCATTTTAACGTAAGATGATGACAAATTGCAATACGCAATAGTTCCTATTACCTGTACAAAAAGCATTGCTATCTGCAATAACACGCATATTAAACTTAGTTTCATTTTCCACTTCCTTTAACATGTTTGTAGCAACTTTTAAGAAACTCTCCGTATTTTTTAATCTGTTCATCGGTATACTTGTACTTTTTACCAATTGTCTCATAATTATTTATCCAATATTCAGTTGTATGTTTTTCACATCCAATAACTACTTCATCAGATCCATAAAAATGAGCAGCATGCTGACCAAATTGAAACGAAACTATAACTTTGCCTGACAATAAAGTATTAGACAGGTCGGCACCATACATGTTGGCACTAGACAGGTTGGCACCAGACAGGTAGGCACTAGACAGGTTGGCACCAGACAGGTCGGCACGAGACAGGTCGGCACCAGACAGGTCGGCACAAGACAGGTCGGCACGAAACAGGTAGGCACGAGACAGGTCGGCACCAGACAGGTCGGCACCAGACAGGTCGGCACAAGACAGGTTGGCACCAGACAGGTTGGTACGAGACAGGTCGGCACCAACCAGGTAGGTATCAGACAGGTAGGCACCAGCCAGGTAGGCACGAGACAGGTCGGCA